AAAATAGATAGTAAAACAACTAAACAATGCTAAAAAGCAGACCAATTATTTGGTTTGCAACATAGAGGTGCCGCCTCCAAGGGTCGGAGGTGCCGCCTCCGTGGGGCGAAGGTACGGGCTTCATGACCCTTGGGGATTATCTCTAAGGGTCTTGGAGATAGTTCCTTTACCCCTAAAGGATGTCTTGCGTCACCCATAGGAGGTATCGGAGTGCCCCCGTAACTGATATCGGAACGAGGGATAAACTATATCCTTATCAAATGGAGGCGTTAATCGTAATGAAAACAGGCTTCAGTCGGTAACTGAATGCCCCTCAGTCGGTAACTGAATGCCCCTCAGTCGGTAACTGATTTTTTTATGAATTCCGCAAAAACATATAACCTTATAACATGACAGGGCGCAAACCCCGATAACCAGAGGCTTTAACGCATGTTATATGTTT